CTATCAGGTGGTAAAATACTTTAAAGAAAAGTTTAGTTTTTACTGTAATGAGTGCAACAAACCCAAACCAAGAGATTGATACTCTTAAAATAACACAAAACGAAGACGGATCCTTCACAATGGATTGGAGTAAAGATGATCCACGATGGTCTTGGCTCAATGACTTGACATCCAAAGAGATTCAGATTATAGTACAGCAAGCAATCAAGGACTACCTAGATGACCAGTAAAGTATGGGAAGTGATGAATGATCTTGAGATGGTAACCTCCAAGATCTGTTCTGCTCGTGAAATTATTGATGCGGCAATAGATAGGATTCAAGAGCATCAATATGATAAGGCAGAAACTATGATGTCTGCTGCTTATGAGTTTCTTGAGTATTATCTTGGTGAATTTGATGAGAAGTTTAAACTTGCCTGGCAAGAAACTGTTGTTAAATCAAATCAAGTTGGGTATACTGCAACTGGTGAAAAGTGGAATAGTTTCTGGGAAGATGTCAATAATTGGTCAGAGGAACCTCAACAATATACTGAAGAAGAACTGAATGCGATGTGCGATAAAGCAGCATCAGATGAAGAGAAAGATAAGTGCCGTGAGTATAACTTGCGTGAGGCAGAATACTACAACAAACGAGCACTGCTTGATGCGGAATATGAGAAAATCAAAGCAGCGGGTGGTTATGAATGGACGCCTGAAGTATAATGTACACTCTTCAATTTCTTGCTCCATTTGTTGCTGGTCTGTGTTTTGAAAACTTTATGTTAAAGCAAGGAGAACTCTGTAATGTTAGAGATTATCCTCCAAATGTGGTAAAATATGATAAACCAAACCCAGAACATGCCTGTTATCGTGACGGCATCTTCTACCCCCGTTGTAAAGACTTGGAGAACCCTGAAGTATGGCACTATCACAATCTGTTGAAGAATCGTTGAGAGAAGCAGAGGCATCTCTGCGGAACGCATTATCCTATGCTGCTCGTCAAGAAAAACCATTTATTGCCAAGCACATTGCCGATATGATTATGCAAATTGATACCCTTATTAGTACAGATGCTCTCCTTGATAAGTTAGAAAATCGTAAGCCAGGAGATTCTGGTATGTTTGGTTCCTTCTTCGGAGATTAAGAACTGTTACATGATCCCAAAGAAAACATTAAGTTTCTAGATAGTAGTGTATTGGAATGCTAACATTGGGACACATCGCAAGGAACTCATGACTCTCGCAAAAACTGGCACTGAAGTTCTCACAAAAGAAGAATGGGACGAACTTATTGCCCTCAAAGAGGCAATTACTTGGTCCCCACAAACAGTTTCTGCGGAAAAAATGGAAAAGTTTACTGAACTTATGGTACGAAGTCTTGAAGGTAAAGAAGATAATACTCCACGATAAAATAAATATTGTCAACACGATACAAAACAATGGAAAACATAGACCAACATATTCAGAAGGATGAGGATCTTCTGAATGACCCCATGATTTCTCCACAGTCACGGAGACACACTGAAGAAGAACTGGAAGCACTGAAAACATATAAAGAACATCATCCTGGAGACTCACACGATCCTACACCACTGGAGTTGTATTGTGATGCCCATCCTGATGCTCTGGAATGTAGAGTTTATGATGATTGAGGACAGTTTCTAAACTGGCACAAGGGGCATCCTGGTTCGCTGGGATGCCCATTATAATATGAGCAGTTCACAAGGGACTTCTTATGACCACCGCCTTCGCTGACTTTGCTGCTCAGCAAGACGCCAAGAATACCATCTATCTTAACATTGTTAAGTATGGTCTGATGCTGTGTGATGCTCTCCAGCAAGATGCTCCTGATGGGTATCACTACTCTCTGGACTCTTCTGGTCGCAAGTATCACAAAGTCTTCATGCACATTGGTGATCGTCGTGATAGCATTCATGCTTTTATTGACAAGAAGACTGGTTCTGTCTACAAACCTGCTAGCATTAAAGCACCTGCCAAAGGAGAGCGTTACAATGTGCTGATTATCAACTCCCGTGAGCAAATGCTTGAGCGTTGTGACTGGGCAGGAGGTTATCTTTACAGGTGATTTACTTCCTTATCATTGCCGCTAGTGTTGCTTGGGCAGCACTAGCATTATTCTCTCCTCGTTTTAATCATCTAAACAAAGAAAATGAACCCGTCAAAAGAAAAACTGATTAACGCACTTGTTAAGGAGTATGAGTTTCTTTGTCATGATGACTTTGACCCTGACAATGATCCCACACCAGAAGAGTATCGTGGGCATTTGGAGTATCTTACCATTGATGAGTTGATTGAGGAAACTAGCACTGGAGAAGACTATTCACTCAAAGAGTATTTGGAGCATTGGGGATGAAAAGAATTTTAGTAGCACTATTTGTGGTATCTCTTCAATCTCCTGCCAGTGCAATTACTTGGAAAGAGTTTTGGGAACCTTTTACATACGAAAATCCATCTTACTATCGACGTTATACTCCAATGTGTTCTCAACGTATAATTCATGAAGAGTATATTCCAGGAAATCGATGGAGATCTGGATATGTTAGGAGATGGTCTGAATGGGTTAATGTTCCTTGTTATGATGGTTATTGAAAAATGATGACTTTTATCCTTTGGTGGTTAGTTGCTTCAGTCATATGTGCTGGAATCAATTATGTTTTGATGCAGGATTCTGATTATGACGACGACGCATAAACTTGTCTTCATTGGTTCTTTCTTCATTTTCATGAATTGGGGTGTTAGATTATGTCAGTTATTACTCACAGCGGATACGGTTATCGTAAGCGGATCTGTGAAGATGTTACTTGTTGGTTTCTAAATCGTTTTTTTCCACGCCATAAGATTCACGTTGAAATTGTTCATCGTGGTCTGAATCGTGAATGTGTTTATGGTTACTGTGACTATGTGGGAGAGTCTTATCGTCCTCGTCACTTTCTGATTGAACTGAATACTCATATGGATGAGGAGTTGTATACAAAAACCCTTTTACATGAACTGACGCATCTGAAACAGTGGGTAGTGGGTTCACTGCGACAAAAACGTGGAAAAATGTATTATGGTAAAGAATGCATGGAAGATGTAGACTATTGGCATCAAGCACACGAAATAGAGGCACGTGAGCAAGAAGAAACACTATATCTGGAGTATTTGTTTGAGAAGAATGGGTGGACGGTTCCGCAAGTGGCACAATTCTTTGGCAACCGCTTGTGTTCGGTGGTATAATATGAATGTAATTGAGGCATTTCGGTAAAAAATGATTGAAACGCTGATTGCTGGTCTTACTTGTGGAGTTGCCACATTCTATGGAATTGGTGACGGATTTCACGGACAAACTACTGCAAATGGAGAACGATTTGATGCTTATCGTTGGACTGCTGCTCACCCTTACCTGCCTATGGGAACTAAAATTAGGGTTACAAACCAAGACAATCTCAAACAGGTAATTGTAAGGGTCAATGATCGTGGACCTTATTCTCACGCAGATCTTGACTTGAGTTATGCTGCTTTTGCTCACATTGCTTCTACAAAACAAGGAAACGCGACCGTATGTTGGAGGGTAATTGGATGAAAAAACTTTTGTTAATTGTATCGCTGTTGATCTCATCGCCAGCATTTGCACAAACTGCTCCACCAAAACCAAAAACGTATCGTCCATTTGTATATGAAACTCCTTGTATGTTAGAGGTGGGATTGCAAACATATACTGATCTCTGTAAAGTTATAGAAACCCGTGAGACTGGTGGCGCTCTTCGCACTCGTAACATCTTCTCTAATAAACATGGTCTGACTATTAAAGGTCGTTTTGATAAAGAGAAGGGATATATGACGTGGGATAGTCATAATAAGTTTGAATATAAATGGGAGTATAAAGTTGGCGGAAACGGTGATCTGGGTGCCTGGACTTATGTAATGCCTGGTTTTCTTGTTCAAAACGTATCTTGGGACTGAAACAAATGACTGAAACAAATGTAAATCTAAATGTGCATGAGATTGGTGTAATTCTATCTGCACTGCAAGAACTCAATCTACGTGAAGAAAATCAAATTGCACGGGAATATGGAAGTGTGCCAGCACTGTATAACAAACTCTATTCGCTCTATGAGCAGATGGACAGTTCAGAAACTGGTCTACGCAACGACGTAGTGCCGTCGTTCTGACCTATACTACAAAGGTAGTCAAGGGAACACCCCATGCAACTCCAGAACTCTGCCACTCAAGTCGATTTCTTTCCTGTCTCTGGTGGCAAGCGTTTTGTCAAGCGTGTCATCTGGCATCCTGGTGCTGAGAGCGAGATGATTTCTTTCTCCACTGTTGTTAAGAGCGATGCTCTGTATTCTATCCGCAATCTGATTGCTAACGGTGCTGAGGTGACTGACTTCAACACTGAAGCATACTCTGGTTCCGATTACAATCCTATGGCAGGTGCTTGCTGATGAATGATCAAGAAATTGAGCAATTCTTGAAAGCATTTGATGATTTTATGCAACACGCAGAAACTGAGATTGATTCCCATCAAAAATGGGAAGAGGCAAGGAACTATACTGAAATGTTTTATGAACAAAAAGCAGCGGAACTTGAGGTGACAGTTGATTATATGATAGCGGAGTTTATGATTGATTCATAATGAATGAGCAGACCAAACTTATTCTTGCACTGATGCAAGTTCAAAATCTAACTTTTTTGACATCTGGAAATGAATATGAAAAGTTTCTCTATTCTCATCTCATTTCGATCCAAGTAGAACTACAACGTCAGTTGACAAATTTTACACATTCATCTAAAATCAAAGAGTAATTTATCACATAAAATGAAGTATCTTTACATTGTTGACTACTGGGTTCCTTTTCCCTCATCTGAGTATGGTGGTCTAATTAATTTGATCGCTGAATCTGATACGGAAGCATTTGAAATTCTTGCTGCAGAACAACAATTTGATGATCGATATACTGATCGGATCATGGAGCGAATTGTCAATGCACAAAAGTTCGCATTAGTTGATGATTATGAGTCTGGACTTCTGGAGGCATTTACCACATGACACAACTTTATCGTATTGAAGAACTTTATACTGCTGGATGGGCACTGATCGATGAATCAGCATCCAAACTGACTAGAGAGCAGTGTGATGCTAAACTACAGTATTACATTGGAGAGGGATATAATCCTAATTATCTCCGTGCTGTTCCTGATGTTGAGTGAATTCCCACATAAAGCACCAGAAGGAATGTATTATGAACAAACAGAGTTTAAACGCAATGTTACTGCTATCTGGGTTCATTATCAGCGTCGGTTTGATTACAATAATGGTGATGCAGTTCGTTGTATCTGGGGATTCCACAACACCAAAACAAAAGAATACCATGCCCCCATCAACTCATCAACAGTGGGATCCGTCGTTGATATAAAAGATACAACACCTTATTCTGCAATGATTCTCAAGCAAACTCCTCTTGAATCTGCATTTGTATGAGTTATACTCCAAAAGTCAACGATTATGTAATCTGGAAAAAGAATATTGAAGGTTGGGTTTACTTCAAGGACAAAGAATACATTACTATTGAGTCATGGGTTTGTCCTAAAAGTGAAGAAAATTACAATGCCTGCAGTATCCATAGAAACAATCGACTTCTGGTTCTGTGCTATAAAGAACAGTGGAATGAACTTCAGTATGTGAAATCAAGAGAATCTGTCTATCAAGAAGAGTGAAGCACTTATTATGAAATACCAAGTAATCTACACCAGGAACAAGAAAAAGAATCAATCCAAACAAGTCGCAACATTCTATAAAATTGAAGATGCATCATTCTGGGAAAAACATGTCATTCAAGAGGGATTTACCGATGTCGAAATTATTCCAGTCTTTTGAAGTGAAAATTTTTATTGTTGGTATTATTGTTGGTATCATTTTGGCATTTGTGACGCATTAGTAGACAGTTCAACAACTGGCACACTGACAATCTAAAGCAGAACTACCTGCTATACAATACACGTATTCACAAGGAGGATTCTCTTGGAAGTTCCAATGGTTGAAATCAATGAAACCAACTATTGTGACCAAAAAGCAGTCACAATGGAGTTTTCATTTGTAGAGCATGATTTGCTGAATGAGATTCTGAATCATGCACTGGATGCTTATGAGTTCACAGGATATGCTGAGATCTTTGATCTTCCTGATGACTCTCACGTTAAGCGGAAATATGATATGATACTGGAACTCCGAGAGCGTTCTCATTCGCTCTGGATGCATCGCTTCGACAATCCCCCCTACGACAACAACTGAGTCATGCAAAATCTTCACATTGAGCACCCTGAGGACAGCATTCTGAATGGTGATCTGAACGTGTTGGACTGGTTCACTGCAGCAGGCACTCTGTCAGTCAAGATGGATGGATCTCCTGCCGTAGTATGGGGAACCAATCCTGCTAACGGTCAATTTTTTATTGGCACCAAAGCAGTGTTCAATAAGAAGAAGATTCGCATTGCACATTCTCATGAAGAGATCGATCAGTTTTATGAGGGTAATGTAGCGAACGTTCTGCATGAATGTTTTGATTATCTGCCACGCACTGAAGACATCATTCAAGGTGATTTTATTGGTTTTGGTGGAGAATCTGAATATACTTCTAATATTATCACTTATCAGTTTCCTGATGTAATCACTCATAAGATTATTCTTGCCCCCCATACTCGTTATGAAGCAAATGATGATCTGCGTGACAGTTGGGCAATTCCTTTGACTGTCAATCTGGACAGTGATGATGATGTGTTGTTTGTGAAACCAAATGCTTATATTCTGCATGGTCAAACTTCTTTTGCTGATGTAGAAGAAGTATGTGACTTTGCCCGTCAAATGTCTACCA